TGTTGCATCAGACGATGCAGGAATTAAAAGTCATAGTATACGTTCAGGGCTGAACTTCTTAGTTCAATCTGCCGCTTCTGATATTAATTTACTAGGAGCTATTGATATGCATGCCCATATTAAGGCAAAGAAAATGAAGTCTCGTATTTTTGCTTTAGTACATGACTCAATTCTTGCAGAAGTACCAGAGGAAGAAATAGAAGAGTATAGTGAAAGGTTACAGCACTTCATTCAGTTAGATCGTGGCTTGAATATTTCAGGCGCACCTGTTGGGTGTGACTTTGATATAGGAGAGGATTACTCAATGGGCAAGTTCGAGAAAATGTATGGTAGTCACTTATCGTAAAATTTCTAAAGTTAAGTTTCCAGTGTATATACTGGACTCTTCAAACTGGCACGAAGAGGATGGTCTACTCTTTCTGGACAATAGACTAGTAGATGATAAAAATATGCCAGGAGAGACTCTTGGCCTAAGAAGACTGCAAACGCCTTTTAAGGACTTATATCCTTTGAGAGCCTCTTTAGGCAGTCTGCTAGGAATCATCAAACAGAACAGTGGGAAAGCTTTTATAGATAATAGTGGCATGCCCTTTATTTATGAAAAGACCGAAAACTGTTCTTTAAAATACTATAGAGTTCGGAAGATAGAGAGAAAAGAAAAAGCTGCTGTATTATGGGTAAAGGATATTACTTTCCCCTTTAAGATCCCCCGCCCTCCTAGGAATAATCTTCCTTGGGCGGGGATTTTACATCGCAAGGGCATACCTTGGATGTTATATGAGTATTCTGCAGAAAAGCGAGCAGACACTCGAAGAAAAGTGTGAATATTTTATGGCAAAAAGAAACAGAACGCTCGCTGGTGCGGGCCTGACACTGTCAGAGATAGAACCCCTAACACATAACCAAGTAGCCGCTTTCGAAAGTGAAAAACATTTAGTTTTACATGGAGTTGCCGGCACAGGAAAAACCTTTATCTCCTGTTATCTTGCATTTGACGATATGTTAAAATCAGTATATAATAAACTGATTATCATACGTAGTGCAGTACCTACACGGGATATTGGGTTTCTACCAGGTAACGAGAAAGAGAAAAGCGCTATCTACGAGGAACCTTACAAAGATATTTGTATTGAGCTATTTCAACGAGGCGACTCGTATGAGATACTAAAAACTAAAGGTTTAGTTAATTTTATGACAACTTCGTTTATACGAGGAGTCACACTAAGAGACGCAGTAATTATAGTAGATGAGTGCCAAAACATGAGTTTTCATGAACTTGACTCTATAATTACACGAGTAGGAGAAAACTGTAGAATTATTTTTTGCGGGGACTTCCGACAATCTGACCTTAGTAAAAATGGACTAAAAGACTTTATTCGCATCATCAAAGCAATGGATCAATTTGATCTAGTAGACTTTGAGATTAAAGACATTGTTCGTAGTGGGTTTGTAAAAGACTACATTACAGCTAAAACAGATTTGGGCTTATGATACGTGAAAATATAGCTTTTCCCCAACAATATTTGGGGGAAGAAGACTTGCCAGGAGAAGAGTGGCTTCCTGTAGTTTATCAAGACGAAGTGTCCGACAAGTACTTTGTCTCAAACTATGGAGGGGTGAAAGGTCCTAGAGGTATGAGGTTAAAGTGGGTAATTAGAAGCAAGAGAAGTAGTATACACTACCCTTCGGTAACGATACTACAGCCAGGAAGAGATGTGCGTCAAAAAGCAGATGTTCATGTCTTAGTGGCCAATACATTTCTTACTCTAACAGAAGACAGTTTACCAGAGCCTTTAAGGGGGTTTAACCTAAGTGAAGAAGCTATACGATTTGTCAGGTCTTTGTTGTCTGTAGATCACATTGATGATAATCCACGAAACCCGAATGTGGATAATTTAAGATATACATCTGCGCGACAAAACAACTATATGAATAAACTACAAGAATTTAGTGATAAATGAAAGCAGTAATCAGCAACAGGATATATCTTGAGGTAACGCAAGAGTACAAGGACTTTCTCAGTAAAGAACTAACTTATACGATACCTACATATAATCCAAACGACCCACCTCAGGTTATAAAAACTATGGTTCGTATTCGTGCGGATCTGGTAAGTATACCTGTCGGGCGCGTGGATTTAATCCCAGAAGATTACGAAATAGTTGATAAACGTTTATTAAAGCCCGTAGATTTTCCTGATTTTAAGTTCCCTTTACGGGAAAGCCAGCAGGCCGTTTTTGATGAACTCGAAGACAATGCTATAATTAACGCATGGGTCAGTTGGGGAAAGACTTTTACAGGATTAGCAATAGCAGGGAAGCTTGGACAAAAAACACTCATAGTTACTCATACTGTACCTCTGAGAAATCAGTGGGCAAAAGAAGTAGAAAAAGTCTATGGGTTTAAGCCAAGTATTATTGGAAGTGGTAGCATGGATCTTTCGGGTCTTGTCGTTGTGGGTAATACTCAAACTCTTTACCGTAATATCGGGGCAGTACAAAAAGAGTTCGGCACAATCATCCTAGATGAAATGCACCATGTCTCGTCTCCGACGTTCTCTAAAATAATTGATAGTAATTATGCTAGATATAAGATAGGTCTATCAGGAACTATCGAAAGAAAGGACGGGAAACATGTAGTATTTCGAGATTACTTTGGAAATAAAGTCTTCAAACCCCCAAAGGAAAACTTCATGCCACCTACCGTCCATGTGTTGAACAGCGAAGTTCGATTCATGGACGGAGCCAGTACTCCATGGGCTAATAGAGTCACTGCATTAACAAATAATGATGAATATCGACACACAGTTGCTATGCTGGCTGCGGCCTACGCCGCAAAGGGGCATAAAGTGCTGGTTGTGAGCGATCGAGTCCACTTTATGAAAGCCTGCGCCGAACTAGCAGGAGAGATCGCAACTAGTGTTACAGGTGAGCTATCACATGAGGAAAGAGAAGAACGTATGTCTCTTATAACAAGTGGCGAAAAGAAGATCCTTTTCGGTACTCAAGCTATTTTTTCCGAGGGCATCTCCTTGAATAGCTTAAGTTGCCTCATTTTAGGTACACCTATTAACAACGAACCATTACTGACTCAGTTGATTGGGCGTGTCATACGAAAAGAAGAGAATAAAAGAGACCCGGTGATTATTGATATACACCTCAAGGGTAACACTGCCAGAAGACAGGCTTCTACTCGCATGGGACACTACATGAAACAGGGTTATCAAATCAAACAGCTATAAAAAAATAGTTCTTGACAACAAGGTTAAACTTTAGTATAATATATGTTCTTATTTGACTGGACGAAAATTTATGACGCGTCACAAGGTAATGTGCGCGAGGTAGTACGTATTTTCCGGATGCTTGTTCAAAAGCAGGTACCAGAGAATCGTAAAGATCCTATTTATAAATATTCGCAGAAAGACTTTTCTGGGGTGAGTTTCATGCTACACCCTGATATACTTCTATACCATTCTCATAAGTACGGCTATCGTGAAATCGCGCAGTATATTTCGCTGTGTTCTTTTCGCTCTGCTGTAGAATATATAACAACACAAGATACGACTCTAGATGCGGTATTAATACCAGGTCTAGAGCCGGAAACCATTCTAAACAAAAATAGGCTACTTTATTTAGAAGATGATAGAGTTCATTTTCTATACGAGGAAGTCCCAGACACGGAGATACATTAATGGCTATTTCATTTAATCAACAAAAAGGATCGGCACAAAAGTCGTCGATCAGCAGTTTTCAGTACACCGATGGTGATAACAAGTTTCGTCTCGTAGGAGATATTCTTGCTCGCTATGTCTACTGGATTAAAGGTGAGAACGATAAGAACATTCCTTTTGAATGTCTTTCTTTTGACCGAAACAAAGAGACTTTTAACAACTTAGATAAAGACTGGGTACGAGAATTCTATCCCGATCTTAAATGTGGCTGGAGCTACGCTACTCAGTGTATTGATGGTGGCCAGGTAAAAGTAGTAAATCTTAAGAAGAAACTGTGGGAGCAAATCATTACTGCTGCAGAAGATCTTGGTGATCCTACAGACTCTGAAACTGGCTGGGATGTATGCTTTAAGCGAGTAAAAACTGGGCCTCTTCCATACAATGTGGAATACCAGTTGCAGGCATTAAAGTGCAAGCCTCGTGCTTTAACTGAGTCTGAGCTTGCTGCTGTTGCAGATCTGAAATCTATGGATGAAGTTATGCCTCGTCCAACTCCAGATGCTCAGAAGGAGCTTCTCGACAAAATTCGTGATAATACGGGTGCGGCCGAGGAAATTGACGAAACTATTGAAGATGAGTTCAAGATTGCATGATTTTATTCACAGCAGACTGGCACATAAAACTGGGACAAAAAAATGTCCCAGTTGATTGGGCAATAAATAGATATAATACTTTCTTTGAGCAGATTCACGAAGTCTCAAATGACTGTGA